TGCATCTGCAAAAACTACACCATTTTCTGTAGTTTGGTCTGCGTTGTCAACTAATTCCCAAGCCGCACCAGTTGTTGTAACTGCTACACCTGAAGTTGAATTTGATATTGTTGCAGATGTGTTATATTTGTAAAGTTTTGGAAAGTTTTCTAAATCACTTGTATCAATCCATAAGTCTTCGTCAACAAGTGCTGAACCATCTGATTGTGTAGTTGGTGCACTTGCAGAAAATTGAGGACCATTTGGATCAGTTGATCCGTAAACTTCTACGTAACCTTTCCAAGTAGTTCCGTTGTGAACCATTATGTCTGCTTCTAAATTAGTATTGTACCATAATGTTCCGTCTGCCGCTTCATTTGAAGGAGTTGTAGTTGAAGCACTGTAAGATAATCTCTTCCAGTTCGTTGCTACAACGGCATTGTTTGCTGATGAGTCCATTGCCTCACCAGTTGGAGCATCATACAAGTTATCAATTAATGTGCTTGAGTTTGCTGTGTATGTTCCATAAGAGTGAGCTGTTGAGTTGCTAAATCCTGCATCTGCTAAAGGTGTACCTGATGTGTCAACCATTCTAAAGTCGCCACCAAGTTTGTGTGTCATTTTAATTGCACCTGCATATACACCTGAAGTGATTACTTCTGCTGTAACGTTTGTTAAGCCTGCACCATTAACTGCCGCAACAAAGTCTTCGTTGTCAGCCGCTGTTGATCCATCTAAACTTTTTACAGTTACAGTTTTTGCACTTGCTAGTGTACTTGAATTTTTAACACTTTCTTGAATGCTAAATGTTTCATTGTGTGTGAATGATGGGAAAGTACTTTTAGATGAAACAACTGTTGTTCCACCTTCATATCTAAATATTTGGAAGTCACCAACATTTGGAGTTGCATCTAAACCACCTTGTTCTGTTACATTGTATTGTGCGTATAAAGTTCCAACTGATATTGAAGTTCCACCTGTAGTATCTAAATTGTAAATTGCTGAATGATTGTTAGCATACATATTAGATGATACAGCACTGAAACTTGCTGTTGAAGAACTATACAATTTAATTTTAATATCTGTTCCTGAGTTTGGACTTGTTGTTTTAAACCAAACTGAACCATTTGGTCTTGGAGTTGTATCCGCTGATTTCCATTCAGGTCTTGATGTGTGCGGTGATTGTAAAAACTTCGGTGCCGCATATGTACCAGCAGTTAATCCTGCGTCAGTCATCAATGTTCCAGATGCGTTAGCAATAGTGATTTTACCATCAACTGTTGAACCATCTGATGCAGATGTTCCATCTGAATAAATTTCTAAGAAACCTGTTGTTGAATCGATTGCCGCTGTTATACCTGTAATTGATGCCGCATTAATTCTTGCCGCAACGTTTGTTAAAGTTGTTGCTGACGATGATACACTTGTACCGTTGATTGTAATAGAATGACCTGATGTTACACTTGTTCCACTATTTGTTTTTGAACTTGTAATAGTTGGATGTGAAATTTGCCATGCAGTTGATCCTAAATGTACCCAAGCATTTGCGTCATTTTTAAAGTAAATTTTATTTGTTACGTGAGTTGTGTTAATAGCATAATCACCAATGTTACCTACTGATTGTTTAGGTGCTCCTGTTGAAACATTTCCAGCCAATGAACTTACACTTGTAATTAAAGTTGGAGTTTTAGTTGTAAATGCTTGATCAGTTGATGACCATTCAAATATACCAAATTTAGAACTTGCGAGATCTAGCCAATATGTTCCGTCAGTTGGATTTGAAGTAGGTGCTATTGCACTACCAGTTAAATTTGAAATGTCTAAGTTTGATCTTAGAACGTATGCTCTGTTTGCCACTCCTAAGAAAGAGTATGCCGCTTGTAATCCATACTCATTTAGTTCGTAACCATTTAATGGATTTCCAGATGCATCTGTGTAGAATTTTGGATCACCAAAAGTCTCTGTTAATTCTCTTTGTGATGTTACGAGGTATACTGTACCTGCGTTTGTTGATTGTGTTCCAACAGCAGTAGTTGTGCCTGATCCGGCTTTCTTATCTTCTGCTGAAGTTACTATGAATAAAGGTGTAGTACCTGCGTCCGCCGGTACGTAAAAACTTTCATCTATTACTGAAACGTCTACTCCTGGACTAGTTAATGTTGCCATATTGTTTAATCTCCTCGCAAATTCACATTAATATTAATGTTATACGTTATTTAGTAGTGATTGCTGTTTTTATGACAAAATTAACCTAATTTTGGTACCTATATAGGCGACGTTAAATACGATTACTATGGATATTGGAACTAGACCGTTGTGTGTTAAATGCAAGGAAAAGCCAAGAGCTTATGCTTATAAAAAAGGCAAAAAAATATACTGGCGTAAGCAGTGCGATACTTGTATTAGAAAAGCAAAAAATCTTAGGATAGGTGGTGTAACTCCGCTACAAAGATCTGGTTATGTTAAAAAGAAAAGATGTGAATTATGCAGTTTTAAAGCAATAGAACATATCCAACTAGATGTTATTTTTATAGACGGAAATAAGAATAATGTTAATGAAGTAAATTTAAAAACTGTGTGTGCTAATTGCCAACGACTAGCAAGTGTTAGGAAACTGCGTTGGAAAGTTGGGGATCTTGAAGCCGATGTATAAAACTATCGACCTTCTCATTTAGTTCTTCTAAACTTCCGTTATTTTCAATGATATAATCAAACTCGGATTTTGCCCACATATATTCTGAAGAATGTATACCTTTAGGTTCTATATTGCCCTCAACATAACTTGTAAACCAATCCGGATCTTTAAATCTTTTTACTAGTAAAATTACTCCACCACATTCTTTTATTCTTTTAATTTCATTAGGAAATCTTGTATCAGATATAACAGTATTTTCACCTTTGTATCTACCTATGCAACTGTCAACCCATATGCCGTCATACATTTGCCCACGCATAACTTCTGTGCCAAATTGTTGTAATATTGATCTTGGTGAAACTTCTCTGCCAAAACGTTCGCTCCAAAACTTGTCAGGTTGTTCACGCCAATGTCTGCTGGATTGTCCTCTGCCTTCTAGAAGATCTCTATCCCAATTAAACATTGATGCTACTGCATCTTTTAAACTTTTTGCAAAAGAATCTCTTTTATAACTGTGTTCATTAACCAGTCTTTCTGCGACTGTGTCTTTTCCTGAACCTATTAATCCACAAATACCTATAAGCATTTATAGATTATACTACTTTATGATACGTTTTGCAATCTCTGTTTTTGCGTCTGAAACTTGATTTAATATTTGTTTCTGTAGATTAGGATTATTTTTTGCTTTATTAACATCTGACTCTAGTTGATTTACCAATTGATTTAGTTCGTTGTAGTTTAACTTACTAACACCTTTTTTCTTTCCGTCAGATTGTACTTGTACTGTTACTCTTGCCATGGTAATATTATTTAAAAATTTTAGGTAATGAATTAACCTATCACAAAACTATGTGGTGTGCCGCCTTCAGAGAAATTATTAACTTCTTGATCTAGTCTTTCAATTTCTGCTGTACCTTCATTTTTTAGTGCATCACCGTTCAGTGTTGTACCACCTTGTGGTCCAGCGATTGTTTGGAATTTGGATCTTGCTTGTCCTAGCATAACTTTACAAACTGCAAGAGTATAATCTCTTATCCAAGGTTTAGAATAGATGTCTTTGAACAATGTTATGTCAGGTCTGTAATTATCAGTATGTAACAAAATAGATTCGTTGTCTGCTCTTGGTCTTTGTGTAATTGTTAAAGTTTTTGTTGCTACATCAAAATGGAACTGTATGAACGAACCAAACATTTTTCCAACTAACTCTTGATAAGATGCAAAAGCATAGTAAGTGGCTAGTCCACCCGTTGCTCCTGCTCTTAACAAGTAAGTGTTAGTGTATGCAAGATTGAACGGTTCAAAAAGTGTACCACCTTGGCCACCTTCTGTACGAGAGCCTACCGTTCTTCTGTGTAATCTTCTCACGTTAATAATCTCATCCGGAAGAATATATTTGTTCTGGTCTTTTTTCAGTGTTAAAAAAGCATAAGATTCTTCCACAGCATTCGACGATCTTTGTCTATATCTGTTAATGGCTCGATCTAACGCAGTTTGGTAATGTTTTGGGTCTAATTCAACGTCAATCATACCCTCACCTAGGTTATTTTTAACGTAATCGAATATATCTTGTTGTCCTGTTTGTAGTTCTGACATACTCATATTTATAAGTTCTTGTAGTATCTATAAATATGTGTGTATGCCAAGATTATCTATTTTTAAACCGGAAAAAGGAAACGATTACAAGTTTTTTGATCGCAACATAAATGAGATGTTTCAAGTGGGTGGAACAGACCTAAATTTTCACAAGTATTTAGGACCGTATGACCAAGGAGAAACTAACAAAGATGGTCCAGCATCACCAACACAGCCAAACTATACCGATAACAAAGTTAATGAATTAACAATACAAGATTTATTATTTTTAGAGAACAGAGATAGAAAATATTCATCAGATATCTATTCAGTTAGAGGCATATACAACGTTCAAGATATAGATTTTAACCTATCACAATTTGGTATGTTTTTACAGAACGATACAATTTTTGTTACTGTGCATTTAAATGATGTAGTTGAAAGAATAGGTAGAAAACCTATGTCAGGAGATGTATTAGAATTCCCTCATATGAAAGAGGATTATTCATTAGATGAGACCATACCAATTGCACTAAAAAGATACTATGTAATTGAAGATGTAAACAGAGCCGCAGAAGGATTTTCACAAACTTGGTGGCCACATCTATTAAGATTAAAATGTAAAACTTTAGTAGACTCGCAAGAATTCAGAGACATTGTTGGAGATGCAACAACAGAAGGTTCACTTGCAAGTTATATGAGTTCGTTTAACAAAGAAAAAGAAATTAATGATTCAATAGTTAATCAAGCAGAAGCAGATGCACCTAAATCAGGATTTAATTTTAAACAATATTATGTAACACCAATAGATGAACGAGGTAATGTTAGAACTGATAATGTCAATTCTACTGAAAGAATAGCAACTAACAAGCCAATAAATGCAACAATAGATACACCGGCAAGTTCAACTTATGGATTTTACTACGATGGAGACGGCCAGGCACCTAATGGATACCCTTCAGGTTTTGGAACTTCGTTTCCTACATCAAATGTTAACAATGGAGATTATTGGTTGAGAACTGACTTTTTACCAAATAGATTATTCCGTTATGATGGTACCAGATGGGTTAAGGTTGAAGATTCTATAAGGTTAACTACAACTAACGACGACACAAGAAAGAATTGGAAAACTAAATTTGTTAATGCATCAGGATCTACTACTATCAACGGTTTAACTGTTGAACAGAGACAAAGTTTGACTGACGCATTAAAACCAAAGGCTGACAATTAATGCTACACTTTTACGAAGGTCAAATACGAAAATTTGTCACTCAATTTATTAGAGTATTGAGTAATTTTTCTGTGGAAACAGGAAAAGCAAAAGATGGACAAATTAATTTAAGACAAGTACCTGTAATTTACGGAGATATGACCAGACAGGTAGCAAACATTATTAAAAATAATTCAGAAAACTTTTTACAATCTGCACCAAGAATTGCCGCATATGTTTCTGGCTTAGAATACGACAGAGAAAGAATGCAGAATCCTTACCATATTGAGAAACAACATTTAAAAGAAAGACACTACGACGAAACTACTAAACAGTATACAAATAAATTAGGTGCAGGTTATACAGTTGAAAAAGTTATGCCTTCTCCGTTTAGATTGAATGTAACAGCAGATATTTTTTCTACAAATACTGATATGAAATTACAAATTATGGAGCAAATTTTATATCTATTCAATCCAGACTTTGAGATACAAAAATCAGACAACTACATTGATTGGACAAGTTTAAGTTATATCGAATTAACTGGAGTAACATTCAGTTCAAGAACGATTCCAGTTGGTGCTGATACAGAAATAGATGTTGCTACATTGACTTTTTCAATGCCGATATGGTTATCTCCACCGGTCAAAGTTTCTAAATTGGGTGTAATACAAAAAATTATTATGAGTATCTATGACGATTCAGGCACAGGTGCTATGAATAAAGGATTAATAGACGGAACACTGATATCGAGAAGTTATATCACACCGCAACAATACAACATTTTATTAATGGGTAATCAATTGAGACTGTTAGGATCAACAGGATTAAAAGATAGTACATCAGCAGGCCCAGGATATTATTCAGGTACTACAAACAAAACAAATTTAGATCCTTTTGAAACATTTGGTCCACCATTAAATTGGAACATTTTACTTGCACAATATGGCCAAATCACAAATGGAACATCGCAAATTAAATTACAACAAGAAAATGGAAATGAAGTAGTTGGTACAATCTCTACATCAACATTAGATGAAACTATTTTACTTTTTAATATTGATTCTGATACAATTCCTGGTAATACATTAACATCAGTAAACAAAATTGTTAATCCTTTAACATTTAATCCTGGCACAGTTGCAAATGGTACAAGATATTTGATAATTGACGAACTAGGAGATTCAACAACATCTTGGGGTGATATAGAGGCAAGTGTAAATGATATTATTCAATACAACTCAAGCACATCAAAATGGTCTGTTGTGTTTGATGCATCAAATCCTGATTCTACACAACACTATGTAACCAATTTAAACACAGGAATTCAATACAAATGGAATGGTGTTGAATGGTTAAAATCATACGAAGGCGTTTACATAGCCGGTAAATGGACTATGGTATTAGATGGCGGTAGTTCACAATACGATCCAAGCACAGACGTTAATAATCCATAGACTTAAAAAAATAATATTGTTATAATAAATTATGTCAAATAGTATAATATGTTCTGGTGCATTATTTTACGCAACAAGCACGAAAAGATTTTTATTTTTACAAAGAACAGACAGTAAAACCAAAGGTGCTTGGGGATTGGTCGGCGGAATGACCAAATACAATGAATCAGCATTTGACGGTTTAAAAAGAGAAGTAGAGGAAGAAGTTGGTAAAACTCCATCATTCAAGAAAGTAATTCCTTTAGAATTGTTTACATCAAACGATCAAAAGTTTAAATTTAATACCTATCTAATTGCTATTGAAAATGAATTTCTTCCAAAACTAAACGGAGAACATTCGGGATATTGTTGGTGTGCTTTTGAATGTTGGCCAAAAAACTTACACGCCGGACTAAAAAATACTCTTAATAATAAATCAATTAGAGGTAAGTTACAGACTGTTTTAGATTTAATTGTTTAACCAGCACTAATTTTTACAGTACCAGAATCGTTCCAAAGTTGACCCGCATTGTTGGGATCACTTGTAGGCAAGTCAGTTGCCATTACTTTACCTGATTCGTTAACCATTACAGTACCACTTTGATCAGGAAATACAATATCTCTTCTTGCCGTTGCGGCAGTTCCGTATAATCTTGTTTTTTTATATCCTGTTGTTTGTAACATTAACGGTTTGTCTACATGAACAAGTACTCCATCGTTTTGTACAACCAACATTGACTTATGTTGTCCACCAACTCTTATCGTAAATGTTAAGTTAGAATCGTCTGTGCCTTTTCTTGCGTCTTTAATTACTGAATGAATACTTGCATATCTGATTTGCTCACCGTCATCATTCATGCCTTTCCATTGTATTTTTCCTATTTGATCACCTTGTGCTGGACTGGTAGAATCTCTATGAAACGTCATATGAGGACCAGCGGCAGAAGTGTCTGCTTTAGTGATCATCAATATATTATTTTCACTAGTTGATGTATTTTTTACAACAAGTTTTTCTAATACTTGTTTTTTGTGAAAGTCACTATCTTTATCCGTTACCGGTTTACCGGTAGAATCGTCATCTTCAACTTTCATCAAACTATATCGCTTTGGCATTATTCCTCCTTAATGTATTTTTTACCTGTTAATTGTTCAAGATCTTTAATCATCTCTTCCATATCAATTCTCACAACTTTACCTGTTTATGTATTTTTTGAGAAGTATTCCCAATTTCCTTTTTCGTTGTGTGGTGAAAGTTTTGTAACGTTTCCTGCTTCGTCTTGCACAAATACTTCAGCACTTGATGAATCATCTTTGGCGTATATGTGTGCAAAGTTGGCAGTTGTTGATGGATCACTAGCCAATACACCTAGTTCTACGTGACCTGATACTCTTAAATTTGTGTCATTTAATAATTGTAATGAGTCTGATCTAAATCTTCCTGATATGTTTTGCGATCCATTCTTCATGAATGCAAACTCTAATATTCCGTCCTCAGATCCATCTGATGCATCTAGTATCTTACCTGATATTTTTGCGTAGTTTACTTCCTGATCGTTGTCATTCTCACCTTTGAATTTGATCTGTCCTAGATAGTCTGCATCTGCCGGACTTGAACTGTTTCTTTTTAGCGATATTACCGGTCCTGCTGAACTTGAATCTTCTGTTGTAGTAACTAATAAAGCGTCATCCGTTGATGTGTTTGTGATTGATGCACCTGTAGTTGTTGTTTCAAAAACAGTTGTGCCATAATGTTTTAATTTAACTGCACCAGTTGAACCATCTGCTACAACATACTCAGTTATTCCACCACTGCCGTCATCTGTCGAAATTACAACATCCTTGTCATTGGCATAAGTTCTGATGTTAATATCACCTGTTGTTTCGTTGACATTAAGATTAGTACCCGTGTGTTTTATATTTGCATCTGCATCTGAACCAAGTCTTATCTCAACACTGTCATTAAATGTGTAGTGTCCTGTAATTGTTGGTGTGCTAGACTCTGTTAATACGTCTGTACCTGGACTTGAAACTTCTCTTTTTAAATTTATTCTATATGCATTTACAGTAGTTGATCCACCACTTGATGAAGCGGCACTCAACGTTACAATATCACCTGATAGTGCGGCTGTAAATGTTAATTGGTCTGTGCCTTTAGTTGAAAGTGTTGGACCTGTAGAAACGTATGCGTCTGTGCCATCACTTACAACCGAAACTTCTGATATACTACTTTCGTCTTCTGAACTGTTGTGTGCTACAACATAATAAAAGGCACCGTGTGCATTGGATAAATTGAATGTGTCGAGTGATGTAGAACTAGATGAAACTGTTGTGGCACCTATCTTTTTGTAGTTGATTCCTGTTGTTTGATTCTCTGAATCAGTCAACAATATTCTGTGCATTTTAACATTTAAATTTGCTCTAGCACCTGTACCTCTTAACCTAACGTCATTGCCACTTATGTCTGTTGACAGTGTTATAAGAGATGTTGAACCTGTTCTTGTTGAGTTGTAAGAAACAATTTTAGATGCATTGCCGTTGTGTACGACCATACATTCTATTGCTTCTAATTCATTGTCTGTTGTGTCATTTACTGAAATAAAATATTTTGCTCCTCTGTGAGATGCGTGTGTAAAAGTATCTAAATTTTCGATAGCAGAGTCAACATCTGCATTTATGATAACTTTGGTGTTACCACTTGTAGCGGCCGAACTGTTATCACCTAAACTTATTTTGTATGCAGACAAACTGTTTACATTTGCGTTACCTGTTGCTTGTAGGCTCAGTGTTCCTGTTGATATTGCGGCATCAAATGATTGTCCTGCTGTTGAATCTGATCTTGTAACACTCGATGTTGAAACAAAAGGTGTTGTGTTGTTGTGGACTGTTAATATCTTTTGTGTTGCGATCTGACCATTTACTTCGTCTCTTGACACAACATAATACAAGCAAGAATCAAAATTTCCTGTTGCGTATGAGTCGAATGTTGTTGCAGTAGTTCTTATTCCTGTTTTATTCAATATTTGTATTGTAGTATCGTCTGAAATTTCTGTGTCTATTGTGTTGTTAACAAAACTTAAAGTACCAGAACCGTCAGTTCCTAAAACTTGATTAGCATTTCCGTCTGATGTTGGTAATGTGTATGCACCATAAAGAGAAACTTTTCCACTACCGTTTGCTGATAGTTCTAAATTTGAATTTGATGTTGTAGTTTTTATTTCATTTCCTGCTATTGAAATGTCTGCTGAACCATCTTTGTCTGCCCAAGTAACAGTTCCAGAACCATCTGTTGTAAGTTGCTGTCCTGCTGACCCATCAGATGTAGGAAGAGTGTAAGCATTATTGACGTTAATGCCTGATCCTCTAATTGTTCCGTTTACGTGAAATGTTGTTGCTGGTTCTGAAGTACCAATACCTACTCGCGAGTTTGTTACATCGAGGTATAACAGGTTTGTTTCAAATGCAAGGTCGACGCCATTCCTAGTTAGATTGGACTTTAGTACCGACCCTGATATACGACCTATGGCCATATTAGGTACTCCTTTATAATAATGTTAGTACAGCAAACGCCATACACAGCCTCGTTTACATTGCCGGCTGACAGCAGTAATAGTATTTATACGCCTAAAAAAAAAGGGCGACTAAAAAGCCGCCCTTAAAATTATAGTATTTTGCTTAAAATTAGTTGTTTGTTCTTACAACTGCATTTACAAGTCCAATACCGTCATCAGTTTTCGCCTCTAAAGCTCTACCAATAACGTGGAATGGATTAATGCTGTCAGCACCTGTGATTGCTCTTGCAGTACCTTTTACAGTTGAACTAACTAATCTGTCACCTTTGTTTACTTGACCGATAACTCTAACTGGAGTTCTACCTGTCATTGCAACAAATGGATGAGATTCGCTGTTACCTGCGTCTGAGTTCATCATGAATGCTGGTTGTGTAGAAATAACACCAAATACAGTATCAGATAATTCACCGTTTACTTCTGTGATCTCTGCTTCACCGCCTAGTGATACAACTGCACCTTCTGACATAGGAGCGTCTGCTTCGAAACGCTCGGCAACGTCCGCGTATGACGCCGAAGTCGCTTGTGCGTGTACAATGTTTGCTCTTATATCAACTAGTGATTTGTCATTTAAATCGTTTGCAGATCTAAATGCAGACCAGGCACCACCCGCGTTACCGTGAGTAGTTGTTCCGTCATCTGCGAATGTTTCATCCCAAACCCAGAACAAGTCTTGTTCTGTAGCCGAAGATGTTCCACCTCTGTTTGCTTTTAAGCCTGTAAAACTAGGCATACCAGCATTAGAAGAAACGTTTCTGTTACATTCGATAATGTTATCTTCCACTGAAAGTGTGTTTGTGTTAGTGATTGTTTCTGTTCCGTCAACAGTTAAGTTTCCTGCTATTCTTACGTGACCTGAAGTTACAGTAAGTTCGTCAGTTCCACCTATGTCTAGTGTTACAGAAGATCCACCAACAGTTACGTTGTTTGATCCAGAAATGATGCTAGCCTTAGCAGTCAATTGATCATCAACATATTTTTTATTAGCCAATACGGCGTTGGCACCTGGTGCGTTTGAGTTGTCCAATGTAATTGAACTAACACCTGTAACTGCATTTGAAGATGCTGTTATAGTTACGTCACCCGTTTCTAAACCGTTATTAACTCTAAAGTTTTTTGCTGTCATGGTTCCATGTCTCCCACATGATTGTTGTTAATGTTAATGTTAAACTTCTTCGTTTAACAGTACTATTTACCAATGTTTTGGATAATTTGTGTTATACTTTAATTTTGCCGCAAAAAAAAGGCCCCATATTGCTACAGGGCCTTTAAATTTAATTAGTATTATACTGCTTGTAAAGAGTACTGTACTAGTGCCGTTTGTGCGCCACCTGTACTTACTGCTTTAACTTCAACTGTACCTGAGTTATAGTTGAATGTAATAGTACCTAAGTCTGTTGATCCAGTGTTAACAATACTGTAAACGTTTCCGAATGCAGTTGAACCATTGTGAACAACCATTGCTTTCATAGTTGCGTATTCAGTGTTGTTAGCATCATTAAGTGTAATCATTAATTCTGCTGATCTGTATGACGCACCGTTGAAAGTCATAATGTTTGTTGCACTTGATTCAAAAGATACTGACGATGTTTGTGTTCTCGCAACACCACTTGATGCTAACGCAGTATTATCAAAACCAGTCATAGCAAATATTCTTGCACCTGAGTGAGGAGCAGAAGTAAATGTTATGTTAGTTGAAGATACTGTGTAGTTTTCAGTTGGTTCTTGGAAAACGTTATCAATAAACACTAGGACGTTGTTCACAGTTTCTGGAGCCGAGCTAAAGAAACCTGAGAATGTTGTAGTTGATCCGTCTCCTGTTGTTGACACTTTAGAAATAGAAGGTGTGTCACCTGCTATCGCTAACTCAACGTAAGTTGAACCATCGTTACAAGCCTCATATTTTGAAGTTTGTGAGTTATATCTTATGATACCAGCCGCCGCTGTTGGTCTTTGTGCTGTTGTACCTGAAGGTAGTTTGATTGCATCAGTTGAACCTGAAGCATCTAAAACAAAAGATGGTGATGATGTTGCAATACCAACTCTGTCGTTACCTGCATCAACAAATATAGCATGAGTATTACCATTTGATTCTACTCTGAAGTCTACGTCTGCTGATCCTTCGTTAATTACAACACTTGAACTTGCCGCAGTAGTAATTGTTAAGTTACCAGTTGCGTTAGTGATTCCTGTATTTGTACCATCATGCGATATTGATAAGTCATTACCTGCACCAATTCTCAATGCTTGAGAGTCAGCAGTAATGTCAATACCTTGTGAAGCATCAATTGTAGTAAATGCACCAGTTGAAGCAGATGCTCCACCGATTGCCGCACCATCAATTGTACCACCGTTAATGTCTACAGTTGTTACAGTACCTAAGTCTGCAAATGTACCTGTTACAGTTGGCGTGTTTGATAATACAATTGAGTTACCTGTAATTGTTACAGAGTCACCTGTTGCATCACCAAAAACAACGTTACCTGATGAGTTAATTGTTGTGAATGATCCAGCACCTGCTGTTGCACCACCAATAGTAACGTTATCAATTGTACCTGCATTAATATCTGCAGTTGTTAAAACCGCTGATGCTATTGTGTGTACACCTGTTGAGTTTGCTATTGTTGAACTTGCTGTGCCGTCTGCCGCTTTGATTGTACCAGTTCTTACTTCTGATGCTTTAGCAACTCCGACTTGCATTCCTGCATAACTGTCGATTGTTACGTTACCTGAAGTTGTTCCATCTTCTCCTGATGTAACTGCCGCAACAAATTCGTCTGCTGATTCATCCCAAAGGAATGAAACGTTATCAGCCGAACCTCTGTTCATGAATAAACCTTGGTCAAACGTGTTAGCCGCTCCACCTGAGTTATTCTTCGCTAATTGAATCATCGGATCTTCAATAGTTAATGTTGCACTATCAATTGTTGTTGTAGTACCGTTAACTGTTAAGTTTCCTGATATTGTTGCGTTACTGTTTACTGCTAATGTTGTAAATGTACCTGCCGCCGGTGTGTTACCACCAATTACACAACCGTCAATGGCTCCATCGCCACCGTCATCTAGGTTTACACCTGTTGTTGCTGTCAATGTTGTAAATGTACCAGCACCTGCTGATGCACCACCAATTGTTGCGCCGTCGACTGTACCACCGTTGATGTCAACTGTTGTTACAGCACCTAGGTTTGCAAAAGTACCAGTAACTGTTACGTTGTTACCTAATACTAATGATCCACCATTTAAAGTTGTGCTGTCACCTGAAGCATCTCCAAGTACAGTATTACCGTTCGCTGTTAACGTAGTAAATGTACCTGCCGCTGGCGTAGTACCTCCAACTGTACCGTCAAATGTTCCTGAGTTAATATCTGCTTTAGATATTACTACTGAACCAGTACCGTTTGGAGTAATGTTAATGTTTTCGTTTGACCTTGCAGATACAATATCAAAACCTACGACATCTAAATTTCCACCTAATTGTGGTGAAGTGTCTTCTGATATGTTTCCTAAACCAGATCCAACCATAGATGCCCAACCTGAGTTTGAGTATCCTTCAATTTTTGAAGTTGTAGAGTTGTATCTGATATCACCGTTTGCTGGTGAACCGGGTCTTTGAGCTGTTGTTCCTGACGGAACTCTAATTGCATCTGTTGACGAAATATGTAATTTCACGGCCGGACTTGCAGTTCCAACCCCTACTCTACTATTTGTTACGTCCAATGCTAATAGATTTGTTTCAAATGTTAAATCAGTACCTGATCTTGACAGGTTTGATTTAAGCATCTGTCCTGATATACGTCCTATTGCCATGTTATTTTCTCCTTAAACTTTCGAAAGTTACAATATATATTATATGAGTTATTTATTGGAACCAGTGGAAATATCGCAGTAAATACAATAAAATGCAGAAATATACGCACATAACTCTAGTGGGCAACGTATCCATTGATTACGACTATAAATGGTGTAATAAGTTGGGAGATATAGTGGCCAGCGGGGATATCAATAAACCATTAAACACCAAGTTTTCTATTACAAATAATGAATCAGAATTGCAACGTATGATAAACAATATTAATTTAAAAAATAGTATAATATTAACACCGCTAACATTATATAAAAAATATTTGTTTTTTAATAACGTTGATTATCTACCCAGTTTCCCTGATGAACAAAAATTACACATAGATATTGATAGTTGTTCAACACAACTGCTGTCATTGTTATGCAGTATATGGTGCGAGTATAATAAAGTATTCTTGTTTGGTTATAACATTGAAGATTTAAACGAAAGAGAATTATTAATCCGTGTTGCGGCAAACAATCCTCACATACAAATATATTATTGTAGGAAACCAAACGCAAATAAAATTAAATTGTTTGATCATTTGCCAAATGTATCAGTGATGGACTATAAGGAATTTAAAAAATATGCAGAAGAAAACACAAAATAAAGAAACATTTTTCAAATACATTGTTACTTTAAGGTGGCCGCAAGTTGCTAGAAATAGATCTGTAGAAACTCTCCAAGAAAGACCGGATATTGTTCAAGAAATGAATCATTTTAGAGAAAAATTAGAAAGAGTATGTAAATTAATTTTAAAGAAGGAACATAAAATTGAAGATAAGTTTCATATTTCAGGTATAAAAATACTTTTTGAATCAGGACAAGACTTGTACGAATTTATTGTGAGGCAACCAGAATTTGAATGGGAGATTCATCCTCACATTTCTACTATCAATTCTTTAACAGGTGAATATAAAACTTTTGATTTGGTTTATCAACCAACAGGATTTATTGTAGTTTAGGTTTGTGCTTCAGCAAAACCAGACATCACAACTATTCTTGCTCCAGAGTGTGGTGCTTCGCTGATTGTTATAGATGATGTTGATCCATCAGTGGTATAGTTTTCAGTAGGTTCCTGCATAACTCCGTCTATGTAGACAATTAAATTTTTAGAATCTGTAGCAACATTGGCTGAAGTGAAAAGTCTTGTTGATCCGTCTCCAGTAAACACATCTTTTTTAACTTCCTGTGATGTGTGTTCTGTTCTTAAAGATGAAAAAGTAGATCCATCTTCTGAAACTTCATATTTTCCTGTAGTAGTATTGAATCTTATTATACCAGCGGCCGCTGTTGGTCTTTGTGCTGTTGTACCTGAAGGTATTTTAATACTGCTTGTTGTATCAAAAACAAAGTTACCTGTACCCGAGGTATCTAATGTAAAGTCAGCATTTGTTGTATCTTGATTAATTGTTGAGCCAGTGAATGTAAAGTTACCCATTGAGCCACCGCCCCCACCTGATACGTTTTGTATTCCTTGTTCACCTGTGTACCTTGCTCCTGCAACGTAAACTGCTTTACCTGAAAAGTTTACACCGTTAGGTAAGTTTGTACCAATAAAGTGTAACACACCAGATTGATAATCAAAAAAGAATTCGTCATTATTTCCTGAACCACCTGGGAAAACTCTTGTGCCTGATCCTGCGGCATTGCCGGCATCGCCTGATGTATGAATATAAATTTTAACACCGTATGTCGCACCAAACTCTGGTGGTATCCAATCAGTTAAACCTGTCTTCCAAGTTCTGTTTGCTGTTGCTGTGTTGTCTGCAGTTGTTTCATCAGGTGCTGATGTTGGATATACCGTAACCACTCCTGCTGTCGCTCCTGGTTGTGTTCCTGGAATACTACTCGCTTGGTTCCAAACCTTGTCACCTCTTAATAATAAAGGAGATGCAATGGCTTCGTTGGGTGCCGCCTTGGCCGCGTTGGTGTCCGTTTTGGTCGCACCATAACCAATTTTCTTCCAAAGATAATCAAGTTTTTTTGCGTCAGTTATTGCCATTATACTGTTCCTATAGATAGTGCTGTTATACTATCTCCTGATTCTAATTTAAATCTTACTAAACAAACATTTCCAGTTGTGTTGGACATACTTTCTGTTCCAAGTGTTATGTCAAATGTTTGTGATGAATATGTTGTGTTATCAATAATTCTGTCACCACCAGTTTTTGCAACACCATCTGATCCGTTACCACCTGTGCCTGATCCAGGTTGTCCAGCACCGTTGTACTGTGTAGAACAATCCAGCCAACCGTTTGCTCCTGATGATGTGTCAGTTCCTGAACCCGGTAATGCTATAAAGGCACCCGATACTTTACCTGATAAAGTGATTGAAAATTGAGATACTGTTGCTCTTCTAAATGCAAAAGTATAATATTGTGCATTTGATCTTCCTGTGTTTAGGTCAGGACCTACAGGTAGATATCCACTGCTCAAATCTGTTGTGAAATGACTTATAGTTCCAAATCTACAAATTGCTTCTCTTGTACCTGCCACAGTTTTTGCTCCTGTGAATAAATTGTTTGTATAGAAATTTGTTGATCCAGTATAAGATGGAGTGTCTGTTGTATCACTTGCAAAGTCATATATTCTCAAAGCGTCATCATCGTATGTTGCACCCAATGAATCAGAAACTGTAATACCACCTTGCTCGTTGTCCATTGTTAATAAAGTGTTTGAATACATCTGAATTTTTGTTGCATTTTCTGAATATGCACTAGTACCATTACAGTTACTTGCTCTCATTTTTATCGATTGAATTGAACGTCTTTGAGTATTTAAAAGAGATACTGTGAGTGCTCCTAATGTGTATGCACCTCCTACACCTGTGTTTGCTTTTGGAGTTCCACTGCTTAACATTGTAGTTGATCCGTCCACGTTTGCATATGTAAAGTTTGTGTTACTGATAATGCTTCCAGATGTTGATTCATGGTTAGTACCTGGATCTATTTCAACTGGAGAACTTGTATCTCTGTATGCTTGTCCTGTAAAGTTTGCAATAGTTGATCCTGTTACTGTTAAACTTGGAGAACCATCATTGTAATACGGTACACCAGAAATATATCTCAAGTTTCCTGCCGCATTTTGCGTAACGGTTCCTATGGTTGCTGTTGGAGATGCTGTTACATCGTCTCTGACAACGTGTACAATGTTCGTGTTACCACCTGCTGAACTTTCTATTCTTTGTGCATTAGATCCTACGCTGTAATCTGTTAATGCTTCTGTAATTTTTGCAGTGGCCACAAGATACATTCTTTGAGGATATGCACCATCAACTTCATCATAGTCTCTGTGATTTGTTGTTACAAGTGTGTCGTCTGTTGTATTGTTTCCGCCACCTTCAGATGTTGTAAAAGTTCTTGCACCTTTGGCTCCATTGTTAATTTTCGCTGTAACAGTTTGGTTAACTGTTGCACCTGTTCCGTTTGAATTGTTCGTTAAGAAATTTGTAACTGTGTTTGTGTCTATTGTTCCACTTGTATAACGCCTTGCAGTTGTTGTGCTCAACGAATCTCCTGCTGATTGTGTTGTGAACGAACTTGTATTGTCTGTGAATCCATGACATAATTTTGGTGATGTACCTTGTGCTGAATCGCTCAATGTTAAACTTTTTGCAGACAAGTTTGCCGGAGCACTTGGAGTTGATTTCATTGTAATTGTAAGTGTCTCATCATCATCCTGGAATATTGTATCTGGTGTACCAGATGCTCTAAATCTTGTTGTGTATGAACCAGCAGATACTCCTGCCCAGTTTTTAGATAAAGTTGCACCTATTGTTCCTGCTGTTGATCCATCTTCAACTATTGATAGTGTGTCTGATGAGTCATCTTTGAAATCATAAAAATAATTTTCTGCGTGTTGTGATGTATTTGTAAATGTTGTTAATGCTCTGTTGGCACTATCTAGGTCAATAACATCGTAGACTGTATATTGATTGTCTCCAGAACCTCCAGATACAATATCTGCTGTCGCGGCAATGTTTGCTCTTAGGTCGGGTTCAACAATAATTTTCATATCAGCCGCAAACGGAGATGTGCTGTGACCATTTGCTAAACTTAAAGAAGTGGTATAAGTTACAGTAGTTTTAGCATTTTGTTGTCCTGTTGATAAATTAAATGTGTTTGCAATAGTTCTACTTGTATCTCCACTTGCATTAGATCCAACATTAACATTTTGATTTCCTGCACCTTCTCCAAAGTTCCAACTGTATACGTTGCTAGTAAAAGTTGACTGAGCACCTGGATTGGTTGCTGTGTTGTTTGTAAATGTTACAGGGAATCCTGATGTACTTTCCTCGTTGATTCCTCTGATTGTTGAATCTGCAACAGAGTAAGCAACTGTATGTGTTGAGTAAACATCAAAACTTTTAGTTGTGTTGGCCGGTATGACCGATGGGTCAGCCGTAGTGTGTGTTAATAATTTTAATTTAATTGTATATCTTGTGTCACCTGTTCCTGTACCAACAGTAGATCCATCATCACCTGCACTATTATTGTATGTGTGTGATAGTCTTGCCGCACCTACACCACCAGCCGCTGAGTCACTAGCGATAGTTGATGTTGTTGTATCTCCCCAATCGACTTCGTATGTTACAGAACCCATTGATGTATTTGTTGTTTCGTTCTTTAGATATACTGTTGCACCTGTATCTGCTAAAGTTATAGGAGATCCACCTGACGAAGCCGCATATATAAAGAAATTCGGTACCGGTTGTGCAGTGTAGATAGTAACAAAATCTTCTCTAGTCTTTGTTGCGAATGAACCAGATGAGTTTGCAGTTGCTGAACTGTTGTATGCTTTGACTGTGACATCAAAAGGTGAACCACTGTTAGTTGAATAGGTATGAGACGGCGTTGAATCTGTCGTAGCAGAAGTCGTGTCGCCGTCCCCCCAGGTGATGTCGTATCTATTTGCTCCACCGCCAACTGTGGTTATGGTTAAGGTCACAACTAGACCGGCAGATCCAGTTGTTACGTCGGCAGTGAAATTAACGGATTTTACATAAGTGCTATTTCTTATGTTCTCCATTGTTTCGTTTAGATCGTCTAGGGCGTCGGTTACAGAAGATGCAGACCCTAGTGTTGTCAGTGAGCCATCACCAAAACTTGAATCAGTAGGAGTGCCAAGAGTGACACTTGTTCCAACAACTGATCCGCCAGCGGCATTTGCCTCAAAATATCTTTTTGTTACAAAGTCGTCAGCGGCAGATGGATCTGCACCTGCCATTTTGGCATATGCTGAGTCGGTTATGACTGATGTCGTTGACCCATCTGATGTTGTTGTTACTACTTTAAATTTGTCGTTTGCTTCATCCCAATATAATACAGCAGGATTCGATGATCCTCTATTGATTAGTATTCCTGAAGATGTTGCTTGGCTTGAACCGGAGTTCAATGTTAAAATATTGTCTTCTACAGTTAAATTATTAGAGTCGATAGTGGTAGTTGTACCTACTACTGATAAGTCCCCAGTGATCCTAACATCACCTGATACATCTAATTTGTATGCACCCGGAGAGGACGTACCTATCCCTACCCTCATATTTGTTACATCTAAGTACAAAAGGTTCGTTTCAAACGCAAGATCTACGCCACTCCGCGTCAGATTCGTCTGTAATAATTCACCTGGTATTCTTTGTATTGCCATAACCTATAGGTATTTATTTTTGTTATGACCATATTAACACTGCTATAAATATTCAAAATGTCGTTAGAATCAAGCATAAGAGAAATAATAGAAGAACAAGTCAAAAAGACGGTTAAACCTCTACTTGACCGACAATCTAGCGAAAATTACAGTCTACAGACAAGGGTTGATTGGACAGAAAAAAAACTTACAGAAACACTGGATCGTTTGAAAACAAGAAATAATGATTTGTTTGATAACGAGGTATCCGGCGACAAGATAGATGGCGGAACGATAACAACATTTTCGTCAACAGGTATAAAAGATGAAGCAAATAGCACAAAATTATCAATCAATGACGAAAAAATTACTGTTGAAAAAGATCTTTATGTTAAAGGACAAATAAATTGTGATACACTTTATTATCAAGGAGCAGTAGCAACAGATATAGATCTTACTAAAAGTGTTAGGATAGATGGTAACGAAGTTTTATGGAAAGATAGACTAGGAAATTCAGTAAAATTTTCAAAATTAGTAGAAGTTGGAGTTCTTAAAACTTTAAATGTTTCAGATACATTAATTGTTGAGGGAGGCAAAGCAGGAGTTAATACACTTGAACCAGGAGGAACATTTGGTGTAGCCAAAGATGGACTAGAAGTTGTTATAGATGTTGTAGGTTCAACACCTTTTGTTGGCACAAACACTTCAGATAGATTCAGCATTGGTACAAACAGAGAACCAACTTTGTTTGTTTCACACGATAATAAAATTGGAATAAAAGTTAAAAGTCCGAAACAAGATTTAGATGTTGCCGGACCAATAAGATATCAAGGACAAACACACCAATACTTAAATGATGAACCTGTTAATGGCAGTCATGAACGTGGAGACATTGTTTGGAATTCAGAGCCTGAACCTGGAAAGCCTTTAGGTTGGGTATGTGTTAAATCTGGTGCGCCTGGAACTTGGCGACATTTTGGAGAAATTTCTTAAACTATATCAAATCCGTGTAAGATAGTTAAAATCTTACCTGCGTCAGCACCTGTAACTGATACTGTAATAGTAGAACCTGCAACTGAATATGTACTGTGTTTCTGGAACACACCTTCAATGAATACTAAACAATTTCTTTCATGCTCTGGAGTTATTGACATAGCATGAGCAGATGTTGATCCGTCTAGAGTATGTGTATCTACTGTGATTGTTGCTTTACCATTGGTACCGCCACGCAGTTGTACCCAAGCACTTCCATTATAAAATTCAAGCATATTCAACGTAGTATTAAATCTTAATTCACCAGCCGAAGCACTTGCAGGTCTATTTGAAGTTGATCCAGTTACTAATTGAGATGATACCGAGCTTCCTGATGCTACTGGGTTTTTTACAAATCTACCCATGGTATTATAATCCTATTGTTGAGATAGTGGCTACTACACTTCCGGCCGAGTCTGGCGTTTCTATCCAAATTGCATCACCGGTTTCTAAAATTAATTTTTCAGTGTCGACAATGTATGTGTCAGTGGCTTTTATGGTCAAAGTATTGTAAAGTTTATTATTTTCTGTAGGAACAGTTGTTGATCCATCGCTCTTTAAAAGATAGATATTCAATGTTGCATCTGTTGATGTGATATTACATAAATGAATTGTTGTAACTGCAACTCCTGCCGTCGCTTTGAAGGCATATGATGATGCTACTAAACTTGAATTACATACTCTTTGTGTTATCGCCATTGTTTTATCCTAGTGCTATTGCTAATGCAGTTGCCTTACTCTTACTTATCAGTTCGTCTTCCGTTCCTGATTTAATTGCAGAGTTATTAAAGTACAATCCTGTACCTCCTCCTGCCGCTGTTTTGTTGTAAATTTTGGTAATTGCCGTCGCCGCTGGTGTACTTGCCGCATTTGAGAATGTCAATACATCTTCTATTACTACTGATGCTGTACCGTTGGCTGTTAATAATAAATCTTGGTTTGATCTATCAGTGCTGATAGAATCTATTCCATTTAAATCTCTGTCTAAACTCACTGTTACAGTGTCTGGCTCTGACGCTACTGTTGAAATATTTGTGCCTCCAGCAATATCAACTGCGTTACCTGATGTAACTGCAACTACTGTTGAATCATCACCTCTGAAAGATATGTTAAATCCGCCACCTGCTACTTGACTATCTACATAATTTTTTGTAGCCGCATCTGATGAGTTTGCTGGCTCGCCTACTCTCACTTTTGCTAAAGCCGTGTCTGCGATTGCATTGTTTGATCCTGCTGATGTAGCCGTAACTACTGCTTTGAAAACATCGTCACCTTCGTTCCAATAGAAAGCCGCGTTGTTTGCCGCACCTCTTTCTACCATGATACCAGCATCAATATCTGCCGGTCCTGAATTATTTCTTGCTACAATTATAAAATTGTCTTCAACTTTTAATGATGTTGAATCAACACTGGTTTGCGTACCTTTAACTTCTAAATTTCCCTCAACAACCGTTCTTTGTGAATTAAGAAAAATAGCATTTGAGCCGCCTGAACCCGCTCCTGTTTTTATGGTATAATCACCTGAAGTTCTAACTGTTTTTGCCATTTACTATTATTTATAAAAGATTAGGGGGAGCAATATACTCCCCCTATAAGCTCGTATTATACGTAAATCGATTAGATTACGTCGATACTACCTTTTCCAGAAGATTGACCTTCGTCATCGCCTTCTGCTCCAAGTGTGTAAGGTATGTTACCTGTTGCACCACCTGCCGTTACATAGTGAATCGTGTTGTTGTAGAATTTCTCTACGTAAGCAACAGTTGAGTCATCTAATATAACTTGTACACAGAATTGACCGTTTGTTAATGAACCCGGTGCTACTGCTGTTAAAGTTAGTACTTGCGTAAGTCTTGTTGAACCATCTGCAGAAAGAAAGTTAACTTTGAATTGTGTACTTCCTCTTTGAGCTACGATATAGTTGCCTGTTGCAGTTGATACTGATTCAGCACCTGAACCGTCTGGTTGTGTTGTACCCGTAGCAAATGCACCAGTGACTTCTATGTCACCTGCACTTGATCCGAATCTTTCTTTTTTTACTGGTCTTCCCATTTTATTGTCCTCCTTGACGTTCTAGGTCTACGCGGTTGGTTCCGCATAAGTCCAACTTAATTGTTGGCTCTTATATAGACACTGCTATTTAGCAATTATTTTCATTAATAGATCACCAATAAATATTAATATGTTAGAGAGTTATTTTACAAAAAGTATTGACACACCATTAATTAATGATCCGTGGCCGCATCAGATAATTGAAAACCACATAGAAGAATCTCAATTTAAAATACTACAAGAAGACTGTCAACAACTACTAAACATAAAAACTGACAAATTGTTTTATGTTTTGCCAAGAGATTTTAAAAAGCATAACATAAATTGGTATGATCAAATATATGAAATTAGTCGTAAGTTGTTAGATAATGTTAAACAACTTGTCGAAGTTTATCCAAAATATAGATGGTGGGGAGACCACGTTATTCATTCTTACATTGGTGTAACTCCTCCTAAACCATATGAGTTCAAAATTCATTATGAAACAGGAGCAAAGATTTGGTCATCGGTAACATATGTTACACCAGAAACAAATGCTGGAACAAAATTATACACCGAAAATTCAAAAGATGCCTTTGTAAAAGAAGTAGAATGGAAACCAAATTCAACATTTAATTTTTGTGGCCAAGACAATCAAACTTGGCATAGTTACAACAGTACTGAACAATCAAACAGAATTACATTAAACTTTTTTATTAAACAACGATATAAAACAAAAGAATATTTTTTAGATTAATATGTATCCTCATTTACCAATACCCACTGAAATAGCATTTGAACCTGTAAACTTATGCAACGCAAAATGTTTTTGTTGTCCATATTCTTGGTTGGGTGAAGATAAAAATTACACATCAAAAAAAATGTCGCATGAACAAATAGAAATATTAATGAATGACTTTGCTGGGTTACTCAAAAAACATAATGTTGCACCATGGACTGCACACATACAACCATGGAGATATTCCGATCCTTTGGTATGTAAAGATTTAGAAATGATTTGTGAGATGGCAGATAAAAATAAAATTCAAGTAATAATAACAACAAATGGTATTTCATTCACAGAAAAAAATTGTAAAATTATAGACAAATACAAACATTTAATTAAAAAATTAAACATATCAATTATAGGTTTTAATGATAAAGAAATAAGAGAACAAATGGGTGTAAATTGGGAAGTAACAAAACAAAGACTATTAAAAGTAAAAAAAGATTATCCCGAAGTATCTAAACTTATGCGAATTGGATTGAAGCATAGAGATCATCAAACAATAGATAATGCTATGAAAAGTAAATTAAGAAATGATTTTCAAAGATATACTTTAGGTATTGTAAAGGTTAAAACCAATTGGCTAAACAATCGTTTGGGCGATGGCGATGGTAAATGGGTTGAACACAAAGAGTTTGCAATAAGTCAGAAGACTTTTGTTCAAGGGTGTGCAATGGATTTTGGAAAAATTTTTAGAAGACTAGAAGTTTTAGTCGACGGTACTGCTGTATTATGTTGTGATGATGTTGACGGGAAAACCAACTACGGTAACGTTTTTGAAATAGGAATACAAGGTGTTTGGAATAACCTACGTTCAGCACATAAGTTAATTTTTGATAAAACATATTCAAAAGCAAAAGAAAATTTAATATGTAATACCTGTGCTAGAGCAAGATTTAAATGGAGTGACAGCCATAAGCAAGGTGTAGTTGCCCAACAAACTAATGTTGCAAATCAATCTAATTTATCCGTAACGTATTCGTAAATTCTATTAGCAATTTTCTTGTTTGATTCTACTGTAGGATGTTTTTTACAAAATTGCTTTATGTGTGTATTCCAAAATTCTATTTTATCGTATGATTGTACTACTGCTTTTTTAAAATAATCACATTTATATTGATATTCTAACCAATATACCGTTGGATCAAAAATATTATCTGTAAAATCTGCTTTGGGCATTAACCACTTTGTAACACTTTGTTCCAAAACATTAATATTATATTTTTTTGCTTGGTCCATCTGTATTTCGGAACACCCTCCCATTAAACAAAAATGTTTCGCTTTTATTGTTGAGCACCTTTTATAAAATGTTTTAGAGTAATGTTCAAAATCTGCTTTACAATCTTTGGTATTGTGTGTATCTGTTTTATCTAAATATGCTTTATATACTTCTCTCAACAACCCTGTTTTATAGAATACAACAATATCGTTCGTGCAATCAAGTTTATTAAGATTATCTAATGCCTCGGTATTAGATACTCCGTGATCGGCAATAGTAACAACTTCATTGTTAATTAATTTAGATAAAAAGTCTCCAGGACCTGGATACAGCACATACTTTTTAGATGGCTTCCATTTAAATCCCTCAAGGTCTTTGTGTACATAGTTCCTTTCATAACTATGAGCTCCCCAACTGTCTCCAGCAATTATTATTCTTGTCATATACTGTATTTAAAACTAAAAAATAGGGTGATGTAAAAGTTTTTATGCTAGTTACACCACCCTAATGGCTTACAGTATTATTTTGTTATCTATATTATTTTCTATTGTAGATGTGATATAGAATCCAAACTGCTACTAAACCTATCAGACCTTGATCTGAAAAGCCTTGCAATACGCCCTGGACATTTCCTATTACAGAAACATTTGGCCAGAACGGAATACCTTGTCCGTTAAAAAGGATTTCTAAAACAATTCCTAATGCGATAAGTGAAACACCTACGTCAGCAATTCCTTTTGCCCATCCTTTTATTTTACTAAGATAATCCATGTTGGACCTCCCTTGATTGTAGGTTCATGTGTGAACCTGTCAAATATTTAGAAGTCTAATTTATGAATAAAACTACCTTATTTGGTCTTTGAATCGTATACGTATGGAAAAAAATAATTATAGCGTCAGTTAATTTCAAATAAATTATTAGATTTTGCAAATTCAAACAACATATCTGCCCACTGCTGGTGACCTTCTAAACTTGGATGAGGATCATTGGGACTGACAATTAACTTTCGGTCAAGCACATATTCGTAATGACTAATTTCAGGTTTGAAGAATCTTTTCATGTTCAAACTATTTTTTATAACATTAAAATCGTGAACATCTACATTTAAATTGTTTGGTAGAGCATTGTACATGACATATGGAATTTTATTACGTTCAAAATAATTTTGTAAGTCAAAAATATTATCTAAAAAGTTCATTGTGGCGTGATTTTCAATGTCCCAACCCTGTTTTTGTCTTATGAAAGTTACATTGTCCAATGTTTTCCAGGTTCTCCACGTAAGATCTGTTTGAGGTACACGTCCTTTCTTCCAACCATCGTTGGTAACATAATCATTTCTATGACTACTGGACCAGCCTATGATAGCAAACGTGTTTTCTTTATTATTTTGTTCGAACCATACCTTGGTAGAGAAACTTATTCTGTTATTTCCCCTGCCTCCCATGGCAAGATTTGTTAATTCACTGTTAAGTTTTTTAGAAATTATATCACTTACGAATGTGTGTACACCATCTTTGGGTCTTGGTGTTAAGAAACTGCAACCATTTGAAAATATCTTCTGCATCTACGATATTTAAGCCACAAAAAAAAGGGCGACTAATAAAAGCCGCCCTTTTGAATGAAATTCGTAATCTAAGATTACTTGAATTTTACGTTTGAAATACCAACTCTTCCAACGTAGTCAGCCGCATTACCTAGAGATGATGCAGTGTTTGTTAACTCTACATAACCATATCTAGTTAAGAAACCTACTACCGGTTCGAAAGTTGATGGATCAAGAACAACGCCTGATGACATTAAAGGTATGTATGGGCAGTAAAACGCCGGAGCGTCTGCTTCACTTGAACCTTTGTAACCAACTAATACTGATGTATCGTCAGCCGCATATGAGTCAACGTATACTCTCATAGAAGCATTTAACGTACCAACGAATTTAGTGTTAGTAGGTGCTTCAAAAGAACCTTCAGTTGATCTAGCAAATGCCGATGTTGTTGCAGATTGAAGAATTGTTAATGCTTGTGGACTACAAACTGCGTAGTTACCAGCACCTCTTCTTGTTCTTGCCGCAATTAAGTTTGCTACTCTGTTGATTAATACAGATAACGCCGCGTGTTCATCACCTACGAACGTTGCAGTACCAGATACAGCAGATTGGTCAAAAGATTCATCGTCTGAACCAGCCAATGTTCTTAAAGAACCAATTACTTCTTGGTCGATCTCAGCAGTAATCTCTTGAGCTAATGCCGCCATGATTTCTGCTTCTACATCGATACCTTGTTGTGCTTGTGCATCTTGAGCCGCTTCAAAAGTCCATCTTGCAGATAGTTTTCTTGACTTGGCTTCAACAGGTTGTTTCAAAATCTGGATTGATAATCTGTTACCCGCTGTACCTTCTTTAGCCGCAGTTGATGCCGCTTTTGGTGAAGACTCAGTGTTGTTACCAGAGTATGCTCTCGCAATTTTGAAAGGAGATAATGCTTCTTCACCAGCGATAACGTTATCGTTAGCAGATGTGTCCGCATATCTTATTCTTAGTGTGTGAATCTGTCCAACCGGACCAGTCATCGGCTGTACACCAACGATTTCGTTAGCGATAACAGTCGGCATAACCCGTCTGATTACAGGAAGAATCACTCTGTTTAGAGTTGCAACGTTACCAGCCGATGTTGCCCCAGCAGTCGCCTGCTCTGACAAATACCTTTTAGTATTTTCTAAGACTACATCCATAGTCTTTTTCTTGTTGCCTTCTAAACCTTCAGTTAGAGCTTGTTTAGTTTCGCTCCATTTAGATTCAAATATTTCTGACATTTGTATCTTTCCCCTTATTTGTTTAGTTAAATACCCGCTAATTTACGGATACTATTAATATCAGCATCTTCTCTCGTTTGTCTGTCACCAGCCGATTCTGAAATAACTTTTTTCTCAGATACTACTGGTTTGTCAGCCATTACGTGAGGCAGATACTTGTCGAATGAAGCCTGTAAGTTTGCTGTTTGAACGGATTCTAACAGTTGACTCATAACTTCACTCTTGTTTTTGCCCAATGGTTTGAGCATCTCAGCCATCTTTTCCTTACGTTCCATCAAATCCGATTGTCTTTTGGCTTCCGCCTCTTTGGATTCAATCACCGCTTGTTTTTCTTCGACAGCCTTCTCAGCACCAGCAAGTTTTAGAGCTGTTTCATCAACAACTTTCAACAATTTCGCAGTCTCAGACTTCTCATTTAAGTAAGAATTCTGGTACTCCGATGCAAATGCTTCGAATATTTTTTTACCAAAGTTGACGTTTCTTGCTTTAGTGATATCTTCTTTTAATTGAGTTAATTCTTCACCCAATTTTTTCACTACTGCATTTTCTACAACTTTAGCAGATTTTTTAATGAAAGCCTCTTTCATTTTCGCCATTTGCTTTTTAGCCTCGGCTACTAATTTGACTTTCGTTTCCACAACGCCTTTTTTGTCTTCATGGAACTCTTTAATTTCTTTTGCAAGAGCACCTACTACGAACTCTTCCAATTTTGTGAAGTTTTCGTGAACACCTTTTCTGTCGCTGTGTAGTTCTTTTAACTCTTCTGACAATTTAGAAAGTATAAAACTCTCTAATTTTGCAGAATGTTTGCCTACGTTTTCTTTGTAGGATAGTTTTTCTTGAGCAAGTGCTTTTCTGTCTTCTATGAATTTAGAGATCTCTCCAGATAACTTCTCAGTCATCATTTTGTCAATTGCTTCAACCATATTAGCCTTGTCGTGCTCGTATCTTTTAGCAAATTCTTCTCTTAATTCTGCAGACACACCTTCTCTATTTTCTTTTACTTTCAAATCCCAAGCCTCAGATATACTTTTTTGTACGTCTTCTGAAATTGCTCCTGACTCTACTAGTTTTGATATTGCGTCTATCATTATTTTAGGTCCTTTATTATGTTAGTTAGGGCATCTTTTAGATACCTTTGTGCCTTTTTGTCATTTCGAACTTCTTCCGCCAGACCTTTCGCTTTCATACCACCTTTTGTGTTTAACAAATGTTCGTATATTGGCGTTGGGTAAGCACCTGGGGCCGAAGGTTGGGCCACAACATCAACCGTTATTATTTCAAAATCTGAAACTTCACCGCTTCCGTATTCGTTCATATTACCTGAACCTCTACTGGAAACGCCTAATTTCACTCCTGATTCTAACATCGTTTTGACAAGTTGACCCATCGGTGTTGGTAAAATTTTCATTTTACCGTATCCATTTGGTCCGTCCATCCACATTTCAGTAATCATATGTGAAACACGGTCCAAATTAATCTTTAAGTCGTCTGGATGATCTACTTCTCCAAGAACAGAATAACCTGATCCGATCTGATCATTAAGAGTTTTAACTGCTTTACCTATCTCATTAACTGGATAGATCCTTTGGTTAGCATTCTTAATGCCTCCTTGAATACAAATCCCCTTCATGTACAAATCTTTACCTTCTTCACCCTCGTGTAGAATCTGTACTCTAGCCTGATCGTAGGTTAAATGTTCTCTTAGATATAGTGACATCGTTTACTACTCCTCAAATTTCCAGTTATTACTTTTTAGCGGCAACTACTGGAGATTTTTTAGCAGAAGCATCAGCACCGTCTTTGTGGTCTGCTTTAACTTCTGTAGTTTTTAAACTGTCTTTTCCACCTGTGTTAGCAAAATCGCCTTCTGTTTTTGCGGCAGTTGGTGCAGGTCTTCCTTTTTCTTCTGCTCCACCTTTTGCAATTTCTTTTGCATTAGCACCGTTTGGTGATTTTGCATTAGAAGCCACTGGAGATGATTTAGCATCTGCGTGGTCGGCTGTATCTGCAGATTTTTGGATCTTGTATTCTTTTACAGTTTCCTTAGTTTCTGCTTTTGCTTCCATAGGTTGAATTTCAGTTTCTGGAGTAATTGGTGCTTCTAAAGATTCTTCTTCTTTTTCATCACCTTTGTCCATCATCATTTTTTCGAATTCTGCTTTAAGTTCATCTAAAGCGTCTTCTAAATCAGCAACTCTTTCTTCAGTGTCGCCTTCTGCTTCACCGTCTGCATCCATGTCTTGTTCCATATCGTCAGCGGCCGCATCAGCATCACCTTCTTCATCAGCAGTGATGTCTTTGACTAATTCGTCAGTAGCATCTCCACCAATTGCTTCAACAGTTTCTTCGTCTGTTTTAGCAGGAGTTTCAGTTTCTTTAACTTCTTCATCTTTAGTTTCTTCAGTAGTTTCTTCTACTTTAGCCTCTTCAGATGCTTCAGTTTCTTTAACTTCTTCTTTAGCGTCTTCTTTAGTTTCTTCTTTAGTTTCTTCTTTAGCCTCTTCTTTTACTTCTTCCGAAGTTGCGTCAGCAGGTGCTGACTCAGAATCCGCTAAATTTTCGTAGATGTCTCTAGATTTTTCAACTACGATTTCGTGGAATAATTGTTCTGCTTTATCATTCTCTTCGTTGATTAGCAATTCTAACAATGATTCAAATTTATTAGTTTGATTTGTCATTTATTAACGAGCTCCTTTAATCGATTTATACTTAATTAAGTAGTAACTATTTAACAAAGATAGGGGTTTAGGGGTGTAATATATGACAAAAACGGCAGATTTTGTCAGTTTTATGACTACATTTTAATTTTTAAGTTATATAGCCTTAAAAATTCATCGATATGTACGTGCTTTAAGTTTTTATTCCACTCTAAATCTTTAGGTTTGAACCATTCCTTTGGCACTACTCTGCAGAATTCAGTATCAGGATAATCCTTTAAAACTCGCTTTGTTTGATTCAACCAATTACCAAAAAAAGTAGCCTCTTCTGTAGATTTTTTGTAATTTCTGGTATCTTTAAACAAATTATTAAAAATTTTTCGTTGCTTATCGTTATGTCCTTGATAGTCAAAACCCAAAATATATATTTTTCTCGGTTTATGCTCGGCGGCATACTTCAATGCTGTTGGTCCTGAAGACCAACCCAACGACGGTTGAAAGAATTGTACGTGATTCATAATTTTATCGTTCTTTTTATACATCTGATTAAAATTAGACCACACATTATTATTAATAATGTAATCACCTTCTGCAATTTCGAGTAACATTTTAGGATCAACTGCAACTAAAACATCAGGAGTATCTGTACGATACACACCATTACAGGCAAATACTTTGCCGTGCTGTTTTAAATCTTCTATTTGTATGCCTTTTCGGGATTCGCCGTTACCTAAAACAAATATAGTCTCACTCATTACAACTGTAAGTTATCGTCTGTTGCTTGAGCTCCATACATTTTTTGGACAAATACTGCTTCGTCCTGTTGACGTTCGTCGTGTTCTTCTGATGCTAATCTCATTTTGTTAATGTCTTTGAGAGTAAGACGTGTTTTTCTAGTGTCGTTTTTATCTAAAACTGATATATCTTGCTCAGGATCATATGATTTGTCCTGTTCAAACCCATCTTCACCGTATCTAAAAATTTCCATCAGTTTCATAATCGTATTTAACCTTAAACTGGTGTTCCTCCGCCGGTTCCTCCGCCGGTACCTCCGGTAGTTCCGCCACCTGCTGGTGGTGTTTGTCCTGGTGTTCCTTCGGCCGGTGGTGCGTCATCTGGTGCTTCTGGGTTTTCAAACTGGTCTAAATCAGAAGTGATACCACCTTGTGTTATTCCACCTGCTCTTAATTGTGTTGCCTTGCTTTGTTTTTTCTGAGGTACTGCATTTTCTTCTGCCCATAAGTCAGCATTTCTTGCCATTTCCTCTTCACTCAAACCTAAGAATCTTTTTAACGCAAAACGTTTACTCATATATGGCAGTTCCGCTACCTGTGTGAATGTTTGGACTCTTGCTTGATCCATTTCTGTTTGTCTGTACTGTGCAAAGTTTTGTGGTGGATTAAGTTTAACTTCAAACATTGAACTATCAATGTTGTAACCTTTAGATTTAATCCAAAATTTAAATTCTTCGTCAAACATAGGAGCAATCATATTTTGTAATCTCATACAATATTTGTTGAATCTTAGTTCTTGGATGTACGCAGTTCCTACTCTACCGTCATTGTACTGTTGTTGTCCGTCATCTGGACCAGTTGGCAAGTATGAACTTGGTATTCTTAAACCTCTAAACAGTTTGTTTGTAAAGAATTTAAGGTCATCTATCTCACCTAAGTTAGTACCACCCGGTAGTGTATCAACTTTAGATCCTCTTCCTTCTGCTGTTTGCGGAAAGAAGTAATCCTCATTAATGCTCATAGGGTTATATGTTGCATCAATATAGT